CTCTATATCCTTCGTCAACGGTTCCCGGGCGTTTTGGATAACAGACTTTGTTTTGGTGATGCTACTACGAGGGCGTATTTCCATCTCATAATCCTCCGGCAATGCTACATGTACACCGGTATGATATATGGTCCTGCCTCCGTCAAGTTCTACATCCTTGACGAACAGATCCATGCAAGCGTCCTCCTTATGGGCGTACTTAGGCAATATCGCTCCTTCTTCCAGCCATATCTTGACCTTACAAGTATCTATATCTTCAAGTAATGATTCTACCTCATTATAACTCATTGGTTGTTCTGACGCCAATGAAATGGCTCTTGCCAATACATTTTTAATCTTACTCATCGTATCTTGTTTTTAAATTCCTTTCCTTTCGGACATTGTAATTTACATTCCTCGCCACAAGCGGAACAGTTGGGTCTCATTCCGGGCACCCCTCTTCCCCCGTACGGCCAGTAGGCGTAATCGCAGACGCTCCAGAACGCCTCCATCGCCTTGATCTTGGCATCGACGGTTATCTTCTCCTTTACCTTTTTCATGCTCTTCCTGAACTCATCTTTCATATCCTTCCCTTCTATCTGTCTGGCTTTACGTCTCTCGTTCCACCAATTGTAGTAGAATTTGTCTGCCATCTTATAAGCTTCGGGGTCAAATTTATCACGATGCAGGATAGGTGCGTCCTTGATCTTTCTCAAATTCC